AATCTACGTTGTAATTGTTGGATTGTAAGTTCTGGAAAATTTTCATCAATAAGACCTTTAGCTTTATATTCAGAATAAAGTTCTTTCATTTTTTGGTAACCATTACTAGTAAAACCCCTATCAAGTGCTACAGATGAATTTTGATTGGTTTTTGATTCACTTTTTGTTTCAATAATTGACCGATACATAAACGGTACGGCTAACATAGCACCCCAAGGTACATATGATAAGATTGAATACTTGTATGTATAGAATTTTAATTGTACTCTAAAATTTCCACTATTTGAATCATAGCTACTACTAAACGTATATAACATTAGGGGTAATCTAACAGCCTTCCCCAAATAACCTTTAATTGTTAAATAAAATATTGGGTATGGTAATTGAAAAAAGGCGGCGTAAGGTGAGTTGTTTCCTCCCTCAAATAGAGCTCTTCCTTTAACGTCTTCAAGTGTCATATCAATAACCGGTAAAAAATCTGTTCCGTATGTTATTGTGATGTCAGTAATACCGAGTAATCCATTGTCAACAGCACCCGGTTGACCGTCTGAAGTTAAAGTTTGATTAACATAAAAATCATCACTTTTATTTTTTGCGTATTTAAATTTACTATTAACTTGATTAACTCCTTTTCCTTCTAATGAATTTTTACCCGTAATTTCATCAACATATCCATCTTCTAGAAATGTTTTAAAACCTGGATTTAAAAAATTAATCTTACCAACCGAAATTGTTTTAAGTGATTCGTCTAGTGGTACACCAACAGCTAATTTTGTTCTTGGTACTACATTACATTCTAGGTTTGCATAAATAACCAAATCTTCGTGATTGATAAGTCTTTCACTTACTTTACCGTCATTATCAATTATTTTGTTTGGGTCTATAACGGTTATGTTTTGGTAGTCAAATTCAACTAATATGTTCTCACCGTTATTTACCATAATAGAATCTGTAATTGTCTAATGTTGATTTATACTCTTGTAAAGAAGTTACTAAAGGATATGGTATTGTCAATACTGTACCATCTGGTATTTCAAATTCTGAACCAGAAAATTCTGAATTAGCTTGTAATATCAACCAACCAAAAAAAGGAGAACCATAATATTGTTCTGAAATTTTATCTAACCTAGATTGTCCTACTCTATAAATGTATTTTTTGTCACTACCTTTTGGTTGTAAGTTCAAGTATGGTACTACGGTTTGTTCTCCGTTTACCAAAAAATTACTATATCTATTATAATATTGTGTGGCCATATTAATTAAATGTTACTTTACCGTTAAATGTTTTTTTATCGTTATCTACATTTTGGTTAGAATAAAGATTTTTTATTATTTTTTTATTATCGTTATAGTTTCCTATTTTGTCTGTGGTATATCCAACTTTTTTATCTTTAAAATACTCAATACTTTCTTGGCCGACTGTTAATTTATAATCCGAATATTTTTTATATCCTTCTCCGTTTTCTAATCTTGAGTACAATTCTAATTCTAGATTGTGATCGTTTTTACATCTGGATTGGAATTCATCACAATATTTTATAATGTTTGCTTCTAAATTTGGGACTTTTTTTACTTCTTCCGTAATTAAGGATTTTACAAACGTTTGATACAAATTATTGTCTAGTAAAATATTACACATACTCATATAAAATCTTCTGTCTGATTTGGCAGTTACTTGTAATTTAGAACTAAAATCAGATTGATAATAGGTTTCTTTATCAACATAAAAAGCAGTTGATAGTATTGAGTTAGCGGTATCTGCTAGAAAAATAAGGAAGTTTTTTAAGTCTGGACCCGTTTTTTCTATATAAGTTTGATTTATTGTTGATATAAGATTATTTGTTGGGTCAGCAGTCAATGAATATATTTTTAAATCTCCAGTTGTTAATTTTACACCATCAACAGAATTACAAACGGCGTCCATTTTTCTAAGCGTGTAATTCAAAATTTGTTCTGTATCTACTAAACTATTTATTTGTTGTTGTACTAAATTATTTAATTCAATTTCGTTTGTTTTGATATTTTTTGTAAAAGTGTTTTTTAAATCTCTAATAACAGCATCTGGAATGTTTGGTGTTTGCCCAGAAATATTTATAAGTATTATATTTTCATTGTTTTTAACATCTTTAGTTGTGTTATCAACTAGGTTTGAAATCTTTTTAGCTATGTCATTTGGTTTACCATATAATTTAGTTTCAACTTTTGTTCCGTATTCCAATATCACACCATCAGAATAATTTCTTGTGTTAAATACTAATTGTGATACGCCCCAATTTGTAACTTGGGTTATTGATTTTGATTGGTTTACAACAGAAGTAAAATAATTTTTTGAGTTGTCTTGTAATTCGTTCATCAAATTATAATAATTTATTTCACCAGTTTCTAATCCATTTGTGGTATCTAAATTAGAGTTTTCAATAACCCCAATTGGTGTTAAACCCTTTTGAGACTGTTGATTTGACACATCTTTATTTGTAACCGTAGGTCCTTGATTACCAACTAATATTTTTTCTAATTGTAAGTCTCTATCGTCACTTTCTTTTTTATCTGTTGATATTGACCTTTCGTCGTAAATTTCAGTATTACCATAGTAGTTAAATGACAGGGCATTTTGTAGTTGTTTTATTGGTCCGGCTAAACCTTGTCCACCAATAAAATCAAAACTTAAAGTAATTTTGGCTATCATAGGTTGTACACCAATTCCTTCTGGATTCAAATCATATACAAGTGGATCAAAACCAATTTGTAAATTATTAGGAATAATTTTAGTATTATAAAAATCACCAATTCTCAAAACCAATACTGGTGGTGTACCAAACGATGTGTTTAGTGCGTCGTTATATTTTAATTGATTGTCATTCCCAATTACTGGTATTGTTTGTCCAGGTCTCATACATTGATTCAAAAATGTCAATCGTGAATTTAAACCTTCAGGTGTTGTTGAGTGAAAAGCGGGGTTAAAGTATTTTATTTTATCTTTCAATGATTGGTAAATCATTGGGTTTGATTCTTTAATAACTTCAAAATAATCACATTCTGAAAATAAATTTCTAAGCACTTTTTTTGATATTCCCTCTTTTAATTTTTTAATTGGGTCTGGTTTTTTTACTGGTTTTTTTGGTTGTACAATAACAACATCTTCTTCAATAATTACTGGGTCTATAATTGGTGCTGGTTTTTTAATTTTTTTTATTGTTGCTCCTTGAATTACAACGGTTCTACAGGCGTATACTGGTAGTGTGTCATTTTTACAACTATTGGTACAGTCAACTTCGTTACCATTTTTTAATATAACTTTTGTACCATAAGCTAAAGTTTCTTTTGATGGGAATGTTAAAGTGCCATTATCAAAATATGTTTTAAATGTTTCCGTATCACTAATTCTTTGACTTAAAATCCACTTAATTACAGAGTCATATCTCCTACTTCCCAAAGCATCATTATATGCCTTATCACTACAAGAGTTTGTAATACCTAAAAAATCTAAAGAAACTGTTCCACCTTTTGATAGAGCTTCACCCCAAACTTCCATTTTTTCTTTGAACTCTATAGACCCTTTAACCACGTCTTCAGCAAAAAAAGTTTTCAAACTTGGTTTTGCATAAATAACGCCATTGTTTGTAAATGGTATTTGTGGGTCATTTACATCTCCAGTATATCTACCTTTCAAACTAATGATTTGGTCATAGTATGTTGGGAAATACGGTTCATCAGCAGTTAAATCGGTATTTCTATCGGTTGTACTTCCGTCTTTATCTTCATATTTTGGTTGTGTACTAGCAAAATACAAACTTATATTATATTTTTCTTCTACAACATCTTCTTGATCAATTTCGGAATTATCATCAATATTTAAATTAACGTTTTGATTTTGGTCTTTTCTTTCTTTTTGTTTTGAAATTTCATTTAAAACTTGATTAACTTCTTCCGCTGTTGTGCGAGCATCATTCAATATTTCCTGATAAGTATAAAGTTCACTAATTGGTATTTGATTATACTTTGCCGCTAAATCATATAAGTCATACTTCACACATCCAGCAAAAAAAGAATCAACAATTGAGTTTATTTCTTGGTCACTTCTATTTGCTAATTGTTTTTCTATTATAGTATTAAGAGCTGATGGGTGGTCAACAACAATTCTCCAACTAATAGACCCAGACCTAGACGAATTTTGATATGTATAAATAGGTTCTGGTCTTCCTAGGAATTTAGTTGGATTCCAAGATGCTTTTGTGTCCTCACTAAATGTTAAATCATATGGTGGAAACCACATAATTCTACCACCATTTGGTCCTCTTTCACATTCTGGTAAATCTTGTACGGTAAATCCAGGTTTGTCTGAAGTTCGCCAAGCAAGATTCTCCAATGAGAACATATATTTTTTTACTTTGCCGTCTCTAATATTTGTTGAGCCCTCGCCTCTCATTGGTGCGATATTCAAATTATATGTGTTGTCTAATACCGAATTATTAAATTTACGACCAGATGTTGTTATACCATCTGTTTTTTGTAAGTCGGCATAGGTATAATAAGGTGTGTCTTTTTGAAAGATTCTACAATATTCTCTACCCACTTCAACACCACCAATACCAATTGTTTGACTATCCGTGGTTGAGTCGTAATAAGCAACAACTTGTGATCCTTTGGTTAATTCTTTATATCCATCATTAAAGACTTTTGATACTTGGTTTATAGCATTTCCTACGTGTTTTAGTCTTGCTTGTCCTTGTACTTTATCAGCGGCATCAATAATTCTTTGTGTGTCATCAAGTATTGATCCGTTTTTTAATTCAAAATCTATTGACCTATTTTGACTGTATTGGCTTGCAATCTCATTGAACCCGTTGTCTTGTTTTGCAATGTCTCCACCTGGTTTTACTTTAAACCCGGCGTTTCCTTGGTATTTTGGTGAAGTCCAAATAAACTCACCCATAATACCGCCACCGTCAGTAATTGACTTTCCTTTTAAACCAAAATTAATTTTTGCGTCATTTCCCTCGTATAAAATACCCAATTCAGATGGTCCATAAACAATTGTATTTTGTTGTTTACCAAAACTATTTACAGCAACTTGATTTGGTGGTGAAGTAATAAAAGATGGTTCTGAAAACGCACTTCCAATATAATACTTACCAGTTATTTGTGGGTCGTTGTCTAAAAAATTACTAATGGAATTTATTAAATTTTGACTAACGCTACCTCTATTATATGATGGTCTATATGTGTTGTAATCCAAACTATTAAATAAAACAGATTGTTGTGCTTTTCCTGTGTTTGAGATAAATAATTCAGATGGGTTTCTAAATAAATTAAGTACTGGTCCTAAATTTCCAGTAATATTATTAATATTTTCTAATGCCGTTTCGGCAACTGGTGATTGTATTGGACCAAATCCATCAAAATAGTCACCAGGAATTGGTGATGATGGGTAATAATTTTCTTGTAATCTATTTGTAAATTGTTGATTATTTGCGTTTGTATCTTCACCAACTGTAATTTTCCAATCTCTATTTGATAGAGGTTGATTATTAAAGTTTGTAAATAGATTTGAGAAAGGACTATTTAATGTGTTTAAATTCCCAAAACCTAATGGTATTGATGGTCCTTGGGAATTTAGAAATATTGTTTCATATGCAATTCTTTCTTCAAATGCCGCTTTAAGGTTGGTCGCGGCAATTTTAGCTAAAAATGTATCCTGTGATAATGTTCCGTCTGTCCCACTTGGGTTTTGACTTGATAATATCTGATAAGGTTTATATAAAGACGTAACAAATGGTTCGTCATATGATTGGAAATACTGATTAGAAAGTTGTATATCTGTAATTGTAAATAAATCATTAAACCCACCTTCTGGTCCGTATTTGTTTTGGATATATGCCGCGTCAATAAAAAATTCATTAACTAAATCTATTGATTGAAAGTTTGGGTCTGTCGGGTCATAGGGTCCTTGATTTGAATCAACAGGTAATGGTTGCCCTGGCACATTGTATTTTCCTATGTAACCACCTTCTGGACCATATTCGTTAAGTGGGTATAACCCATTCGCAAATTGATTTGTACTAATATAATTATTTGGTGAATCAACTACCGTTAAATCTTGTAATGGTGAAATTTCATAAGTTACGTTTCCAGCCGGAGGACTATAAGCCCCTGGTATATTATAGGGTGCTAAATTCCTAGCTATTAAAGAGTTCCTAAATGATGAAGTAGAAACAAATGATAATGAACTTTCAGACATATAAAATTTTATTTATATATAAATAACTCAAAAGAGTTTTTTTTAACCTTCAGTACCTTTTAATATATTATTTGGTTCAATAACCTTTTCAAAAACTTTTTTCTTGTTTTTTTCAAACCCCACTTGAAATTCGGTTGTTTCGGCTATTTTAATAATAGTATCCTCTGTCGCTTTTTTAATTGTCGGTTCTAATGACGCAACGTTATCAAAATTAACATTAATATCCATAACAGATTTAATTGTTCCTGAATGCTCAACGTTTGATTTCATTTCATTTTGTGAGTACAAATCTTTGTAAAGATTATTATTTGTTAAAGGTGTTGTATATTGTTTATAAGTTTCTTTTCCGGCTTTAATAAAAAACTTTCCAAAATCAACAAGTGGTCCACTACCAATCCCCATAACCATCCCAGTCATTTGTTTCGCTAAATCTTTTAATACTTGTGCAACAGATTTTGTGTTAGTTAATAAATCCAAAGATTGTCTATATGTTTCTGAATTACGAGCTGGTTCAACCCCTGCTGGTGATTTTTCAAATTCAGTTGTCAACATTCTTAAATTTTTTACATAAGTACCTGAAAGTATATTACTAGACGCCGTACCGTATCTTTGTGCCATTATAAATTCATTAATTCTTGTGTTTAATTTTCTTAATTCGTCTAATTGATCTCTAGCAATATCTGACATTGTTGCGCCTTCAGATAATTGTTGTTTTTGTAATCTTTCTATTTGCTGTTGGGTTAATTCACTTACAGCTCTAGTTTCATATTCACCGGTTAAATTTCCTTGTGCGTCAACTTGAGCAACCCTAACTTCGGCAATTCCATTCTCATTCATTTGAGCCATTGTTGCAATAAGATTTCTGGTTTCCTCGTTAATTGGGATATTAGGCATTCTTATTTGTTGGAGTTTAGCATCAAAATTTGCAGCATTAATTGCCATTTTTTGTAGTTCACCGTTGTTATAACCCATAGCAGCACCAATCTCATTCAATCTTCTTTTTGCCCCTGGTAAAATTTCAAATGATTTTGATTCTTTATTAAATCTGACAAATTCCTTTGTCATATTAACCATTTGATTTTGTAATTCTGTTGGGTCATTTTGAGATAAATCCATTAGTCTTAAAGGGTCTAATAAATCACTTGTTGTTACTCCTAGTCTTTGGAGTGCTGCTGCCATATTTATAGCACCTTCTGGATTAAAAACTTTATCTACAACACCAAAAACACCATCCATAGAAATTCCAAGTCTAGAGGCTTGTGCTGCCATTTTTGCAAGACCTTTAATACCGCCTTCAAAATTATATAAATTCATTTTGTCTAGGTTAGATACTACGGCGTCTGAAACGGCTTTTACTGTGACACCGGCTTGTTGTGCAATCCTAGTAACTTCCCTCATTTTAGGACCAATACCCGCAACACTAACACCAACGTCTCTAAAATTTACAGCCAATGTTTTTTGTTCAACCCCAGTTACTTTGGCTGTTGCCGCAAATTCAGTAAGAGCCTCTTTTCCAATAAAAAGATTTGTATTTAAGGCATCATATAATCCGGACATCGCTTTTCCAGCGTCACCAACTTCTAAACCAATACCAACAAATTCTGGTATTGCATCAGCTACCGCAACTGTTAGTTCTCTTGTTCTTTGACTTGAAACACCTAAAGATCTGGCCAACCTAAAGGCTTCTTCGTTTAATGATTTTGTCGCGTTAATATACGTGCTGGGGCTGAAGTTCTTTATTTGACTCTGAACCTCTTTTATAATTCCAAGTGGTGACGAAAAAATAGTCTCTAAACTCTTACTAATATCAAACTTTTGTTCATCGGATATACCAATTTGTTGTTCTTCGGTTTTTTCTACTATGGTGCCCATAAACATATCTAGAGTATTTTACTAATAAATATAAAATTATCGTTTTTTATTTTCTTCAATAATCTTATCAATTAAAAAACGTCTGATATATGTGGGTAATGTTAGAAACTCACTATATTGTGTTCGGAGGATTTTTGCTAGAATATAAAATTCGTCAAGTAAATATTTCCTATGTTCAGAAGAAAGGCCGAAAAAATTCCACCCCAAAAGCGATACTTACGTTCACTTTTTCTCCAGACGGGGCTATTACAATTTTAGATAAATCTAATCTAGGTTCATTATCATTTAAGACTTTTTTGATGTGTTTTGAATCCATAATTGGCATTTGTTCAATAAACTTTGCTATTTCCCCACCATCTCTACTACCATTTAGTTCAACAATATTTTTTTGTAATCTTAATGTTGCAGATGGTGCCATTCTTCCCGCCGGATAATTTGCAATAAGTTCATCAAGTTCCATTTGTTCTTTTAGATTGAGAAGTTTTAACTTAACATCGGCACCACTTCTAGGTAGTGTCGTTGTAAATAAACCTTCTTCATTTGGTTCATTTGGTGCTTGAACAATGTTTAGTTCGTCCAATAATATAGTTGTAGAAAATGGTTTTTCTGTTTTTGGGTCAATAACCTCAATTAGGTATTCTGGTCCAAAAGATGTGTTTCTTAAAAAGATTAATAAGGCTTCCAAGTCACCATCAAGTAATTCTTCAGGTCTTAAATCCGGTTCGTATAATTTGTTTCTAAGCAAGGGAAGTACAATAGACTCCTTAACAGATTTTGAAAAATTTAGATTAGCTAGTATGTTTTCGTCGTTAGCCGTTAAATAACCAACTTTGACACTTTTCTTTTTTGACTTATAGAACTTACCCTTTGACGGTAACATAACAACGTCGTGTGGTAAATTAAAATTCATTTGACCAATCTCATTTACATTTGCATCCATATTTTCTTTTTTATTATAAAAATACTTTACTTATGTTTTTTGTAAATGTTTGCGTAAAATTCAATAATATTTTTTTATAACACAAAAAAATCCCCAATACCAAAGTTTGGGGACTTGAATATAAAATAATATTTTGTTTCTAAATTAGTATACCAAGATACAACGATCCATTCTTAATGAACCTGTTATGTCGGCTAGGGCGTCTTGATTGTAAGCTAATGTACCAAAGTTTACTGAAGTTAAAAAACATCCTTCTAAAATCCATTTTTCTACAACAACACCAGTTGGGTCTAACATCTCTAGGTCTACATTCTTTTTGTAACCCGCAGCATAACCCATACGACCAGTAACGGACTCAGCACACAAGCGTACCCACTCCATAAGTGCTTGTGCCGCTGAAGGTCCAATTGGGTCTCTAAATTTAACAGAGATTTCTTCCCAGTTAAATCTTCCAGCAACATAAGTTGAGGTATTTAAAAAAGGGATTTCAGTTGAACCAATTTTAATTGACGGTCTAGAAGCACTTTCAACAAACCATTCGTTGATACCTAGACTAGATGGAAATCGTAAGATAAACCTATTCTGTCTTTTTGGTTCATACGGGATAGGCATTTTCATTAATAAATCAGCCATAGTTATAATTTTAAATTATTGTTTATTTTAATTATAAATATAGACCTAATGAAAATTTTTCTATTTACTTTTATTTTTTTTAAAATTATATATTATATATAAGTTACTTAATTAATAATATTTAATTCTATTTTAATATTAATAATAACTAATAAGTATTTTTTAATTCTTTTTACTTATAACAATTTTTTTAGTTTCATTATCTGATGTATCATATACAACAAAATGAATTTCTGGATATTGAATAGATAATTCGTTTTTAATAAATTCTATTGCTGCTTTTACATTTTTAATATCATCATCTGAAAAACCAAATGAAATTGTTTTGTGACCACTATTAATCCAGTAGGTCATATCGTTCCAGATTGTTTTAACAAAATTTGCGATTGCAACCTTTTTTGCGTGTTCTGGATTTGCAGCACTTCCTTTCACATCTAAACCAAACTTTTTACCAAATTCTTCTGAAGAAACGGGATAGTACTCTCCTTTTTCATCTAAATACAATTCTATAATTTGGTTATAATCTAATTCATTTAATTTTGAAAAAAAGTAATTATTAAATCTTTTTTCTTCTATGAAAGAATTAATAATATTTTTAATCATTTCCTTTTTTTCTTTTTTTGTGAAAGTCATATTAATAAACAACATAACTCCTTTTTTTAAATCACTTGGTTTGTGTCCTCTGGCGGTGTTTATTGCGAAAGGTCCTGCGTGGTATAATACCTCTTTAAATTTTTTAGCACTTGGGGCAAATCTTTTTCTTTGTACTGCCCATTTAATATCTCTAAAAAAAGGTTCGGATTCTTTGAAATCTATAAAAGCTTCTTCTGGGTTGTTATTTCTTACTCTATAAGAGGGGTGATTTCTAAGCTTTGCAAAATCCTCCGTTGATACATCTACTGGTATCCAATTACCCTTGTCATTATAATCCATTTTAATTTTGGTTGGCATAAATAAAATATTATCATCCCAATCTTTCATATAGACACGTAGGTTTTTTTCAACGAGAGTTCTTATTTTTTGTTCAATTAACATCTCGTCAACAATCTCTTTTACAATTTTTTTGTGTAACATAGTCTTATTTAATAAATACAAAGTTAAAAATAAATTCTATATATACAAAAAAACCCCCAATTTTTTTAGGGGGCTCTATTGACATTTAAAAAAAATTAATATTAAATATCCTCAAACGACGCACCAGTTGGCGTGATATAGAATGTAATATCTATAAATTCTAGTGAACGTGTTGGTTTGATATAGATTTTACCAGTCATTTGGTTTCTATCTAAATCAGCCGTGTCAGAAGATACTGTAACTCTAAAGTCATATAAACCTCTATCTCGTCTAATTGAATCCAAAATTGGATTTACAGCATTTAAGAAGTCTTGACGTACTTGTTCATCATTTTGGTCAAACAACAATCTTACAGATACAGCAGAAATCAATTTACGAGCTTGTAGTAACAATCTTCTTACGTTGATTCTATCAAGAGCTGACTCTCTAATTTGAAGTGTTTTATTACCCCAGATTACAGTACCTACATCGGAGAAGGTTGCAATTGGGTTAATTCTTCCTTGATATAAAGTATCTCTATCTTCTTGTGTCAACTTCTTACGAGCTTTAATTGCATTAACAAGACCACGAGTGTAACCAGCCGCTGCAAACCAAGGGAATGCGATGTTGTCAGTAAGTGCCAAGTTTCTTGTAACTTCAGCCGTTGCTGGAATGTAGATTTGTGTATTGTTTACACTATCTCTTGTTAATACCCAAGGGTAATACGTTGCAGTATAGTTTGAATCAATACCAGTTTCTTCCAAGTTGTCAACAGCTTCTTGAGGGTAAATTAATCCGTCAGTACCAGTTGTTGTTGGTAAGAATAAGTTATAATCTGGACTAGTTGTGATATACAAAGAGTCAGCTCTTTCGTACTCAATCATATCAATTGTTGCCTCAACTAAATCACTATTATTTACATAGTCTATACCTGGAGTTGCAAATACGTTGATATTAACAGCTTCTGGATTTGCAAATGTTCTAACACCTAATAAATAAGCATAGTAATCTGTATTTCCATAGTCTCTTGTTCCATCACCAACAGAAATTTGTTTAAACGCACCCCATCCAGTTGCGGTTGGGTATCTGTCGGTAGCACAAGCACCATTTAAGAATCCAATACGTCCAAGAACATATCTATCTCCGTTAGTTCTGTACTCTCTATAAATGTCCCAACCATCAAATCCACCTTGAACAAACAAAGTATATTTTCTTGAGAACAATCTATAGTAAGGACTAGTATCATTTGTAGGTTCAGTTGAAAATGTCGCATCACCAACAAAGAATCTAGGGTCACCACTACTTACAAAGTTTCCGTTGATTGTAATACCAGAAGCATTCTTATCCATATGGAAACCTCTAGTTTTATAATTCCAATTAGAACCATCTAAATCACAAGAAGTTAATGGGTTTTGTTTTCCAACATACTCAAAGAAATCAGAGTCATAACCTAATTGGTTAGAGAAACCTAAATACGTTCTTCTTACATTATCACCAGAACTCAAAGTTGTGTTGTCAGCACCTGTTGATAAACCAAAAGGTGGATTCCAAATAACTTCACCTGGGAAATTATACTTTGTTTTATAAATCGGGTATGGTGGTTTAGCACCAGCGTACTCTCTAAATGTATATCCATCAAAACCACAAGGAAGTGCGTCAACTGGGGCGTCCTCGTTCATCTCAACCATAATAAATTTAGAGTTTAATTGATATTCACCATCTAAAGTACCAATCTTTTTTGCAACAAAGTTGTTTTGTGATGGATCCATAGAACAGTTTGTGAATTTTTCTAAAACTGTAGGGTTAGCATCCGAATCAAAATAATCTCTAACTAACACACTAAAAGTTCCGTTAGCAAAAGAAATATCAAAAATTGAAACTTTAACATTTGTATTTGCAGAATTACCATCGGCAACAGTATAGAATTTAAACAAATCAAAAACTTTATTACCACGAAGTTCTGAAACAACCCAAGGAGATGACGGTGTTTGGTATCTATCCAAGTACCAACCAATTGAAGTTGTACTTTCAGATTGTGCCGAATCAAGTGCGATTAAGTCTGGACTTAAACCTCTAATATATCCTTTTTTGTAAGCATAGTTTAAAAACGCTTGGAATCTTTCCTCTAAAAATAATGGAACGGTTGCTTTAGGTTTTGCAAAGTTGGAAGTTCCAAATACTTTAGAAACATACTCAGCATCACTAGTACTAAAAGAAGTTTCAAAAGAAAAATTAGTTCCAGCGCTATTTGTTGTATTTACAAGGAATGTAGCATATGGGTCTTTAGTCACCGCTGAATAAGCACCAGTCATAGTTAAAGAAACATCTGTAAGACCTGTTACCTCATATGTTGGTACATTACTATCAGCATAAGTTGCAATACCTCTTGATCTTAAAGTTGCAACAACAACATCATCATAATCTGTAAACGTATTTCCAGTATAATAATAAATTTTACCAACAACACTTCCAGAATAACATAAGTTATTATCTGGCGGAACAGGAGTAACGGTTGGGGTTGGAACAATAGGCTCACAAATAAAGTCATATTCAAAAGTAATACTATTTGGGTCTAAAACAAGTGGGTCACTTGAAACTAAATTACTAATACTAGCCATACCATTTAATCTTCCATAATCCTCATCTGGTAATGTTACATAAGAACAACCAGAAATAGCACCATCTAAAACCGTCACGGAGTCACTAAATACGATTGGTAAACCACTAGAAACACCTAGAGTAACATCAAAACTTAATGTTAGATTCTCTGTGGCAGGAACTAAACCAATCAAACAAAACTCAACAACAACTGAACCTGGGGCAATTCTAGCACTTAAAAGGAATGAACCTGGTGCTTGTGAACTTGTTAATGTTAAAACATTAGACAAAGGACCAACTAAAGTAGATGGTGTTATTGACTGAACACCTTGTACAATAGACCAAAAAGAGTATCCGGTATAATTTCCATTTCCAGTTGGGTCAAATAAAGCATAAAACCAAGGGTCATTTCCTGAATTACTTAAAGTGTTAGCAGTAAAAACAACATCCGGAACATTAAAAAAGTTTGTTTGTGCTGTAAACCCTAATGCAGTTACACCAGAATAATCTGGTCCATCAACACTACCAAAAATTGAAATGTACTCATCTTCAGCCATTGTTGGGTCAGCATCTGTAATAACGTTAAAAATTAAATCTTGAATACCTTCATTTAAGGTAACCGATGAACCATCAAATTGTTGATTTTGTTCGTTTAAAATATTTTGAATTACGGTCGGAAATAAACTTTCATAAACTATAGTGTCTTGTGATTCTGTACAACCAGTAAAGTTTACAACAAAATCTGACGTGTACGCTGAAACACAATTAAAATCACAAAGAAAAGTTTCGCCACTTAAACACCAAACATCAATCGTCGCCGGATCCACATTTGCAACTGTTTTAATAGACCAAGAAGGTCCTGCGTCATAACCAGACAAACCTAGAATCCTAGTAACAAATAATTGATTTGATTGTTGTAAGTAAGATTTTGCAATATATGCCGCCTCATACTTGGGTATTTGTGTGTTAATAAATTTAGTTGGGGATGTACCGCCAAAATATGTTTGAAATTCATCAAAGTTTCTTACAAAAATTGGTTCGAATGCTGGACCTTTTAAAGTCTCACCAACAACCCCAAGAGTTGTAACGCCAACACTTTGTGCTACAAAGCTTAAATCTACCTCTGAAGTATAAACACCTGGTGATACGAATACTTTACTGTTAGTTGCCATTTTTTTCTATTGTTTTATTGTTTTATTTTTTATTATAAATATTATGTTTTTTCGTAAAAACTTTACTTAAAAAAAAGTATTTATATTTTGGTATGATTTTATTCTACCTTTTTTCTACCTATGAGTAATGATATTAAAAAGATAAAAAATTTGAAGATAGCCGTTGAAGTTCACGGGGTTTTAAAGACGTATTGTGATAAACGAGGAATCAAAATGTATAAGTTTCTTGAAAACCTAATTTTGGAAAAATGTAAGGAAAAAAGAGATATATACGGTGAAGACTAAATTACGTTTTGTTGGAACACCAATTTAGCACTTTCTGTTGTAACGGTTTTTACTGTAACAATTTTTACAGTATCATTTGTATTCAATTGTATTTCCGTTAAATTTGTACCATAAAAGTCACCGTTTATAAAAACAGAATAATCGCTTACATTTTGAGAATTGATTAACAACAAATCAACAGTATATTCAATTTCAATAGAAGCCTCTATTTGAGTTGAGGTAAAATCAAAAACCAATTCAGACGGCTTATTATTTTTTCTACGATTTCCCCTCTTTGTACTAGCGGTATCTGTTTCATAAATTTGGAAGATTCTATTGATTGCTGGTTGTACCTCAAACTCATCTTCATCAATTAAAAACCCCATCATAGTAAATTCATATTTCTGAATGTAATATTTTCTTTTTTCTAAATCTAAAACCGACTCATCACTATTACTATCAAATTTTATTGGTATATAGTGACCTTTTATCATTTGGTAAGATTGTAATGATGAAAACTTTGTTAACACAATTTGATTGAACTTGTTAAGTTCTCTCATTCGGTTACAAAGAATAGCAACAGTAAATTTTATATCAACGGGTACTGGTTGTGGTATTTTGTATATATCCATACCGTGTCTTTGTCCGTCCCACGTTGGTACTTTAGCGTAAAAATACAAACGTCTATTAGGTATGTTATAAATTACAGCAGGATTGTTTCCATATTTAACCTCCGGATTTCTAACAACAGTAATAAAGGGGGGTTCAACATTCTTATCAATGTTTTGAAAATCCCAGGTTTCTAAAAACTGTGACCAGTTTTGAGTTGTAACCAAAATATCAACCATAGGAACGGTTTTACCCTCAACAACCGTTTTTAATTCGTCACGAACAAAATCTAAAAACCCCCTATCTAAATCGGCATGCAAAATAGATTTAGGAAGATAAGTACCATCTTCGGCAATCATATCAGCCAATTCGTGTCTTCTAGGTAATAAAGTTTTTTCCCTAGTTAATGGTATGTCTTTTTTTATTTTTTTTGGTAAACCCATTTTATAATCCTTTAAATTCGTTTGGCCCAGCTGGTGCCGCGATTATTGTCCTGTAGAATGGTTTGTAACCCTTATACGTATGTTTAAAATCTGATGTAATCCTACCGTCATTTACAACCGAGTAATATCGTACAAAATTTTCACTATCGTAGTACCCAATGTAATCTCCAAAAGAAATATCAATACCCAATTCGTCTAAAGTTTTATTATAAACAGAAATTGAGATATTACCAGGCTCAAACTGGTCAATTTTAGTTGTTCCCAAAAATTTATTTTCTGGTGCCGCAATTTGTACAAAAGCGTTAAACTCAATTGGAGGAAAAAACTTAACACCGTCTTCTAAAGTTTCCCCATAAACATCATCAGTTTTAATTTTTGTTCTATCAATTCTATACAAAACACAAGTGAAATTTAAATCACCAACTAACCATTCTTGACCCATATCAACTTCTAATCTAAAGTCGTCTTCACCAAAAAATTTACCAAGTCTTGTTATTGGAACTTTATTTGTCATAAGTCTTTTCTTGATAAATATTGATTTTATTATTATTTTTAATTATAACTAGGAATTTTGGAATCTCAAAAACAAATTATTGAACACAAAGCACTTGATTTACTAGACTCATATAGCGGGGGTAATAACCATATTCTTTATATGAAATCTAAAAAAGAAACAAATAAAAAATTCTACCCAACAAGAACTCAAGCTGAATATGTAATTACTTATTACAACACAAAACCAAAAGTTGCTCGTAAGTGGGTTGAGTTAGACCCTTACTTTGCTAAAAAGTTCGCAGAAGAACGATATTTATTTGAAACACCAGAAAAAGTTTATATTGAAAAATTACTTGTTGAAAAAGACAAGTCATATCATATCTGGGGTAAATTTTTTGAGAAAGACTGTTTGTCTGAATTTTGGGTACCTAAGTCGTCCTTAATTAAATCACAAACGGTAGATGAGGTTAATATTGATTATTCTAAATACGGCCACAGACCACCACTATCACACCAAAAAGAAGCAATAGAAAAACTTGTTGGGTCAAGAAGATTTATATTGGCCGACGATATGGGGCTTGGGAAGACCACTTCCACAATTATTGCAGCCCTTGAGACTGGTGCTAAGAAAATATTAATTGTCTGTCCAGCATCACTTAAAATAAATTGGGAGAGAGAAATTGCAAATTATTCAGATAGAACCTGTTATATTGCAGAAGGTAAAAAGTTTTCAACTGAAGCCGATTTTGTT